TTATTTTTCTGTAATATCTTTCCCAAAGTAGGTAATTGAGAGTTTACTTGTGATTCCTTCTTTTTTCAATTCAGCTAAAGCACCATCGATAGCTTTGGTTAATTCAGGATTATTTTTATTTGTAATTGCAGCAATTTCACTCGTGGCAATAGCTTCATCAATCAAGCGAATCTTGTTCTCTGGCTTTTCCTTCTGATAGTAGAAGAACGTCACATCATCATTCACTGTCCCATCCGCCCTATTCCCTAGAACTAGTTCAATAGAATATTCACGTTTAACAATGCTGAACAAAAGCGAATTATTCTTGTTGTTTATCAAAAAAACAACCTATTTTTATGTATGCCCACTAATTAAAGTGGGCTCTTTTCTTTTATTTACAGTAACCGTATTTACGACCAAATCCAATTCCAGCCGCATCTGCATAAGCAACATAGCGCTGTTTTCCGTCCCAACCTGTCAATTGCAGCCAAACAATTCCGTCATTCCATAACACTTTATGGTACTTAATACCTTGACCAATTTCTTGCCATTCTACAATTGCAGCTGCTTTTGTAGGGCTGTCCTTAACCCAATTCCGTTCTGTTGCAAACATAGTTCCATTTTCATTATACTCACGTGCCCAACCGCTAGTAACTGGTGGGGCAGACTGAACTGGCGGCTTTGGTTTTTCTGGAACTAGTGAGTTTCCTCCGTTATACCCGAAACTTGTTACGATCGCATTACATGCTGCGTCAATCTTAGATAAGATTTGATTTAAATCATTAGCATTTGAGATAAAACCTAATTCAATCAGCAACATATGACCCTTCGTATTCTTAATAACAAACAATCCGTCTCCTGCTTTTGCTCCACGATTTGGAATTCCATAAACATTAGCTAGCTTAGCAGAAATTTCTGCAGCCTTAGCCATTCCAGCTGAATCTGAACTATAAGCAAATACCTCAACTCCTGTTGCTGCTGGTGTAGCTGCATTTAAGTGAATCGATAGATTCCAGTCATCGTTACCAGATACTGCGTTTACTTTCGCTACAATTTTGTTCAAATTATCATTAACGCTAGTTGCCGTATCGTCTGTTGCATTCACTGCTCCAGTTAACTGAATAATTTTGCTGTTATACAAACGTGCTACTTCCGCCTCTTTACGTCCGTTACCTACTGCGCCTGGATCGATACCACCGTGTCCTGCATGTGCTGTTTTAATTCCCATTATTTATCTTCCTTCCCTGTTAAAATAGATTTTATTGCGTCATACCCTCCACTTGCAAAACCACCAGCAATCACTCCGTCAATAGCTCCCACAAGAGGTTCTCCATAGGTTAAACCTAATAGACTGCCTAGAACTCCACCTAACACCATAGAAGCAATAGGTAGGTATTTAGGTGTGACGATTTCCGTTGATTTCATTCCCCATACTCCTAAAGACGTAACTACTGCCACAACAACAATCAAGCTCTGCGTACTTTGTTCGATTAATTCAATCATTTATTTTCCTCCTTAAAATCAAAAAAGCGATAGAAATAATCGCTTAGGAATAACACTATGTTAATTACATGCCTACCATTCATTTCTATCGCTCCTTTTATTATTTCTTTTTACCACAATTTACACATTTATTCCCACCATTCCATTTATGAAGCCCGATCCAACAACCGTCAAGAATCCAAAATAATACTCTTTTCATATTTCCACCTCCTCTCTTATCCAAATATGTTGTTTAATACTATTGTCCCTAAATAGGTGACAGCTAATAAAACAAGCCCCCATATGATTTTATAAAACGAATCATATGCAGACTTATATTTTTGATTTTCTAATTGATTAATTTTTTCAGCTTGTTTTTCAATCTTTTGATTCTGTTCTCTGATCTCGGTTAATACTGGCACAAGCGAAGATTCAATTGCATCTTTAATTGCAATTGGAAGTGCAATGTTATTATCTTCTACATGATCTAACCTTTCACTGTGTCGATTAAGACGGTTCTCATGCAATTCTAGCCTATCTTTATGCTTATCTACTTCTGCTTTTGTTCTATGCCACTCTTCGTTTGTAATTCTGATTTCTTGATCCACTTTTGCACCTCACCTCTAAATATAAATAACAAATAAAACGATAGCTATCCAAAGGATTATCGAAATAACCATGCCTGTTAAACAACCTTTATAAAATTTCATCTTCTAAATCCTCGATAACTTTAATTGACTTAATCGATACGCAACTATAAATATTTTCACCCAAAAGAATATTGCCATACACATTCCCTGCTTCATTCTTTTTAATGCCATTCATAATTTCGTAGGTCTCATTAATATCATACTTATCTGTTTCAATAATATCTGGTTCTTCTTGGCCATGAACTTCAACTTTAATTTTCATCTTAAAATTCTCCCCCTAATTGTGACTTTATGAATACTCGCAATGTTAACTGAGCTTCAATTCTAGCTCTTCGATTCGGTGTTATTTCAACAGTATGCCACGATCCTTTTGTTATCATACCTTCATCAGTTTTATTTAGATAATTGACTAGGTTAATGCGTTGTCCGCTAGTACTCGTTTGCGGAAGAGTATTCCCATCAATTTTAATTGTCACTGCTGAAGCAGTCTCGCTTAGTTCGAATATTCCGTAATCAATCTGATGCGTATGATTAGGTAACGTGATGTTGTGCGTATGAGCCGGAATAGAAACATTATGAGTATGAGCTGGAACGCTAACAGAATGCGTATGAGCTGGTATATTTACATTGTGCGTATGAGCTGGAGTTGTTACACTATGAGAATGGCTACCGCTACTACCTGCAGTGTAAATATTACCTCCCGAACCTTGCACTTCAATAATTCCTCCGCCAGCCGACCCTTGATACCGTTTCGTCACAACTGGTCCTTGCTGAGAACTTTCTGTTAATACTAAATGATTATGATCTCCTCCTGAAGCGCTAGTTTGTGTTGCTTGACCTGCTGCAGAACTGGTTTGGCTTGAAGAACCGCCACTAGAACTTGTCTGAGTAGAATTGCCACCACTTGAACTAGTTTGTGTAGAAGCCCCTCCACTTGATGTTGAACTTACAACTGCGCCTCCACCTTCAATTGCTCTTGAATATGCTCTGAATCTACTGGTATTAAATGTTAATTCTACGGTATTAATATTTACTACATCATCATCAATATAAAATTTCAAAATTGCTGGATGTGTTTGATCGCAATTATCCGCATAATTGTAATTCAATATATTTGTAGCACCGTTTGCGTATTGATCGTTAATTTGTTGTTGCCGTTCTGAATCTGCTAAAGTTCCGCCAAACGTATTTTTCGGGTCTCCAATTTCCAACTGTGTTTCCCAAGGAGCGCCAGTTAAATCTGATTTAGTTACTTTTAAAATACGCAAATCTAACATTCCAAATCGTTCGGTGTTCACACGTACAACTTGACCAAGCTTAAACTCATCCGCTTTGATTCGTTTACCTTCTCTTTTTCTATTTGCTTCCTTACTTAAATCAATTGCATCAATGGTCCATGTCACGATAGGTTTTTTCCACTTTTCTAATAAAGCTTTTGTTGATGCTAGTAAGCTTTCCTTATCTGTGAATCGTCTGTCTACCCAAATATAAGAGATAATTCTGCCGTTATTAGCCACAATGGCTTCATTATCTTGAACGTAGTTTTTGCCACCGTTTATCGAAGCAAAAGTCAGCATATTAACACCTTCGCCTTGACCTTTAGCGATAATTTTATTTACAACTGCATTAGGGTTTCTTTCAATAGTGAAACCTTTTAAGTTATACTTTTCTTGTACTCTACAAACTGGCTCGTTATCTGGTCTAACAAGATTTAAAGTCCAAGGGTAAGATTGCGTGTCCCAAGTGAAACGATAAGGTTCGTTAAAAGGAGTCGGAATAGAAAAAATTGCATCCGCAAGCCCGTTTTCATTTTCCCATGAGTAACTAAAACCTCTTGAAAAATCACACTGGCCAAGAATCCAATCCTTGTTGTTTTGCAAGCTCAAAACCCATAAAATTACCTCTCTAGTGGTGTTGTTATCAATTTGAAGCAATCCATCAATTACTGAATCCATAAGCGTAGATAGTACATGAACACAGTTAAAAGTCACTTCTTCGCTGCTTTCGTTAACAACAATATTTACTGGCATAATTCTATACAAACCAATATACTCATTTCCATCTGTGATTTCGATGAACTCCATTTGTTTAACTTTTTCAACTTTAGGGTCGTTTAAAGGCAAACAAAAAGAGGAAATCCAAATTTGGTTTTCCTCATGTTCATATGACACTTTATAGGCATTTTCTAAAATGCTTGTATACTCTCTGTTTAAATTTAATGTTTTTATCATTTCATCATCCCTTTTACAAACTGTTTAAATAAGCTGTCAAAGTATCTCCAACAACCTGGTAACCTTCTTCATTTGGATGAACGTGATCTGCATAATTCGTGCTTTCATTAATTCCTAAATGAATTGGAACTAAGTTTATTCTAGGTTTGTTAGAGAATTTTTCAATTAATGCTCTAACTAATTCGAAGTTATTATTTTTATATCTCCATCTAACTTGTGAATTTCCGAAGTTAAATCCAAACATATTTTGATTGCTTGAAGGAGGTATTGGCAAGTGAATAAACACTTTTATATTGCTGTTGAATGCTAAAATACTGTTAATGATATAATCAAAATTATTGATACATTTTGTAATACCTATTTTTAATTCGTTTTCTGAAGTGAAACCCCACATTTCATTTATACCTAAATTTATTCCAACAACATCCACATTCGTAAAAGATTGTGTTTCCATATAATGAGAAAAATCAAAATCATTTTTTGTTGGGTTGTAAAAGGGATTTGCAACGCCTTCATATGCTGCGTTAGTTCTGTAAGTCTCTGCTGACCAACCGCCTCTCCCTTCCCATTTATTAACTCCTGAACCCATTGTTCCGATGAATTCTATCTTATCACTAAGATTATCTATTACTCGTTGCGTTACTAAACCAGTTCCGCTTGTTCTTACGGTTGAATCTCCAATTAGTAATGCTGTTATTTTAGTTTGTCTATTTTCAGACACTATAATATTACTTGTCTTTTTGCATAAAAGCCTATCGTTATCATACAATTCTATTGACATTTGTGAATTTGTAACAGCTTCAGGATATTCGTATTTTGTTTCTAAATTTCTTCCGACTTTTGCCTTATACCAAAGTTTTAACCCTTTATCAGTCTGCGGATCTTTTAGAATATTATTATTAAAAATTGTTAATTTTTTATTTTTAGTGCTATAGATATTTGCAGGAATAGTTAAGAAATAATCTTCCTCTTCTCCTTTGTTATCTATATTTATTAAATCTGTAAAAGAATATCTAAACCGTTCGAATTCAGTTGGAGTTGTTCCTTTTTCTAATTGAATGTTAGTTGAATACTTCGGAAATGAAAATCTAAAATAACCAGCTGCTTGGGTTTTAAAAGTATAGTTATTTACTGGTGTTGAATTATTCACTCCACTAATATATTGTTTGTTCGTATTATAAAAAACTAAGAATCTCATAATGCTAACGACCCAATCCTCCATTGAGTTCATAGGTATATAAGCGCTTGTGCTATAGCTTGCGTTAGCCAGTTCCATGCCTGTTGACGGATCAACGTAAATGCCAACACTAATTTCTGATTCGTCAAATTTATTCTTTCCTGCCTCTAAAAAATTAGTTCTGCTAGGAGTTATCGCTTTAACTCTAACGCTTGTTGTGCCTACAGTATCCACTCCAACAACAGGAATATTTGTTGGGCCTCCTACTAAGGCTTCTCTAACATCTTGTCCCAAACTACTCATATTAACTTCTTTGCTATCTAGAAAGGATAGATTATCATTTATAACTTGAGCTTCTATTTTTCCTGATACTGGTCTTATACTCATGTTCTCACCCTTTTTATAAAAATTTATGATACCACTCAAATTCAACTTTTAAATTTGGGTTAGTAGCTTCGAATAAAAAACTGTTATCGCCTGGTACTAATTCAAAAAAATTAAAGTTGCTACCAATTAAATCACTATTTCCGTTTACAGATATATCATAAGTTTTTGAATCTATCACCGTCACTGCCTCAGATTCGTTCATATCTTCTTTAATATAGAAAGTTTCGATTGCCTCTATTTCAAAATATGTTCTCATGTATGCGGCATTTGAAGGCGGCTTTATATTAGTGACTATTTCAATTCCACTAATAAATTTTTTGCTAACATCGTAAAACGCAACTGCTCTATTTGAGTTTTTCTTATTTGATTTCTTATTTATTTTAATAAAGTCCGTAGTTACATATCTTGCATTAGCATAGGTTAGTCCATCTAAATAAGATACATAGTAACCAGATTGCGCTGAGTTTTTATCGAATAAGTTTCTATTTGTATCTGGTATGGTTAAAATTTTTCCAGATTGTATATGAGTTATTGATACATTCGCTAAATTACCAATAAGTTTAATTTTTAAATCAGTATTTAAACTACTATGATTATAAATACCAACATAATGCTTACGATAAATAAAATTAAACTCTTGGGTGTTGAAGTAAAAATCCCCATTTACCACTTCGTTGTAATAAACGGGTTTTTCTGGATCAAATGTATAACTTGCAGCAAATTTAAACGGATCTGCAGCTACAAACATAAGGTCGAATGCTTTCAAGATATTCGCTCTATTCGGTATGAAATTTTGCTCTATTTTAACTTTATGGAATTTTTCAAACTCATAGTCAAATACTAGCTTTAAATCTTTTGGCTTACCATGTTGATCAAAACAGAATGAATTAAACATATTTATTTTTTTTTCAAACTCTTTTTCGCTAATCGCTAAATATTTAACTGGTATCGCTATCGACCTTTCACCGATTTGAGAATCGAACTCCCAAACGCCACTCTTCCCAGGAATAGATACTGTTTTTCTTTCGAAGTTAGGTTGTGCAGGGTTAGAGTGATCTGTTAACTCTCTAAATCCAAAATCACTTAATTTTTTAGTTGTTTCACCATCATTTAAAGTAATCATACGATTCTTGCCCTCATTCCTTGCTTAGTTTGCGCATGAGCCACTACTTGTTGCAACTGTCTTGCTATTTTATTAATATCTGCTTCTTCTCTTACTATAAGAGTTGCGCCTTCCAACATTCCTGAGAAAGTGTTATTAATAGTCTTGCTATTGCTGTTAGAGGTATTGTTATAGCTACTAGAATTTCCAGCAACTCTTGCACCAATGTTTAAAGTTGCTTCAGGAGTTAATTTAGGAATCATTAATTTATGTGTCATTGAATCCATAGCATCGTATGCTTTACTTGAATCAACTTCAATACCTTTAGCAATTCCTTGAGGGATATACCTACCAATTTCATCTCGCATCCATCTTGATGGCGAATGAATATCTAACGCGCTTTTCATCGTTGATTTTATTTGACTAGCTACACCTTCCGCTGCCCTTAAAGCACTTCCGGCACCCGAATTAATACCAGATGCCAATCCGTACATTATTTGCATTCCGATCGTACTCATTTGATTAGGGAGCGATGCGAAAGCTGACGGTATTTGCATAGCGACTGATTTTGTTGAATTGAGCATGCTCATCATCCCTGTATTAATACCGTTAATTAATACATTTAAAGCTGTAGCAACAATATTTGTTCCGTTATTCAAACCATTGGCTAAGCCCTCTGTTAAAAATTTCCCATGCTCTTCAAACACTTTTGAAGGACTTTGAATTTTTAAAGCTGAAGTAAATTTAGTAGAAATATCATCTGCTAACTTACCACTTGCATTTGTTGCTTCTTGACTTCCGTTAGAAATACCACTAGCCGCTCCTTGAGGAATATATTCACCCAAACTTTTAAAATCAGGTAATTTTTCCTTGAAACTATTAGATATCCCTTCTGCCATTTGACCACTTGCAAGTTTAACTCCTTCGCTACCGGTAGTTATGTTCCCTGCAACATCATCTGTAACTGACTTTCCAATACTCCCGAAATCAGCAACGCTTAATTTTTCTTTCAACGTAGCTTCTGCACCAGTCATCATATTTGATACACTTTCATTAACTCCTTGACTACCTGTATCAAATGCTGTATTTAATGCTGTTGTAGCTGTTGTCCCGCCATTAGAGAATACTTCGTTTAATCTTTGCAATTGTTCATCAGATGCGCCTACTAGTGCTGCTACATGTCCAGCTCCTTCAGGACCAGCATCTCTTAATTTGTTTAATAACCCTTCGTTAATTCCTCGCTCTGAAAGCGTAGCGATGTTAGTAGCCCACTCGCCGATTACTCGTTGATTTTCAGCAAGATTTGCAGTCATTTCTTCAACTGAAATTGTTTGCTTATCACTTAACACATCAAACATTTCTGTTGCTGAAGCTTGATACTCTTGCCACTTAGCTTTCATTTCATCTACAGCAGTTTTCTGAGCTTCTGTTAAAGTTTCGTATGTTGTTATTTGATTAAATACGCCGTTTTGTGTAGCTTCAGTTACAGCTGCCATAGAAGTTGTTAAGGTTGCTTCTGTATTCTTATACTCGGCTTGTAGCTCTACTTGAGTAGCTTTTAACGTTTTTTCTTGTTCATCTAATTCAGCAGTAGCTTCCTTAGCTTCTTTACCTTTAACCGCCCCATCAGCAAGTTTGTTATTCCATTCTTCACGGAGGGCTGTTGTTTCTTTCAACTTCTCTTCTACAGCGTGCTGTTCTTCAAGAATTGTCACTAATGATTGTTGAGATTCGTTAACAGTTTCTTGTCCCTGATATGCTGCAATTCTAGCTTTAATCATTTCGGCACTCATCGATAATTTATCTGTTTCAGCGTCATAAACTAAATTTAGTCCTACAATCGAATTGTTTAATTGTTCAACTGACGATTTTAATAAGTTTTTCTCAGTTGCACTTTTCTTTTCTTTAGATGCTAAGTCTCCAACTTTTGTAGCTAGATCACCATATGCTTTAGTGCTATTTTGAATTTGAGATACAGTGTCTTTCCTGTTATTAGCTTCTTGTTTAGTAGAATCAGTTAGCGATTTTGTAGAGGAAACCAGTTCCTCTTGTTCTGCATTCAATTTTTTGGCAGCTTCTGACTCTTTATTGAACCATTTCCATAAACCTATTCCGGCCGTAACCAAAAGCCCAATTGCCGCGACTGCTATTCCAATTGGTCCAGTTAAAAATGTAATAGCGGCTGTGAACGCAGTAGTAGCGGCTGTGCTAATTACTGTTGCTGCTGTTGCAAGTGATATTGTTCCTGTAAATAACCCAATCAGTAAAGTTCCGATTTTTACCAGTCCATTTTGTGCACCTTTAGCTAAAATGTCAGCCTGAGTCGCAGTTGTTGAAGTTGTTTGCGCTGCAACTTGAGCTGATGTAGCAAGTGTTAATCCTTTTTCTGATGCAGTGGCAGCTATTATTAAGGCCTTATGCTTATTTATAAATGTGTTAACAGTATTAATGATTGATAATGCGCCATACGCTGCTGCTAAACCAAGTATTACTGGCGTTAATGGTTTAGCTACTGAGATAACTCCGCCTAGTATTGTTACAAATGTTTTAACTACTGGACCAGAAGCTCTAATAACTGAAGTCATAGCTGTAAAGGAAGCATTAATTGCAACTTTAACTCCATCAAGATTTTTAGCAATAGATTTTCCGGTAACTTCAATAGATAGATCATTCATCGCTTCAATAATGTTAGCCAAACCTTTAGAAGTTGCATTAGATAAGTTCCCGAACGATGTTGCGATTCCTTCGCTATTTACTCGTGCAAGTTCAGCTAATTCACCTGTTCCTGTTCCTAGTTCGATAATTTGATTTTGAAACTGATCAAATGTTACATTACCTTCTTTTAACGCGGCATATAAATCTCTCTGCGCTGATTGGCCGACGAACCCCATCGCCTCTGCTGTTTTTTGCAATCCAATAGGCATGGTTTCTTGTAACGTTTTCCATGACTGCAAATCCACTGTACCTGTCGAAAGCATTTGAACATATTGATCTAACCCGCGGCTTGCATCTGCAGATGAGGCGCCACTAGCTAACATTGCATTGTTTAGACCAATTGTTGCGTTTGTAGATTTATTCATGTTCCCAGTTATAGCTGTCATGCGTTGAGATGTACTTACAACTTCATCGAGCTTTGTCGGTAAACCATCAATTCCGTCAGATAACTTTTTTACAGACTCACTAGATTCCTCTGAACTAAATCCTAAAGCACCCATAACTTTAGGATATTTTTGCATAGTATCAAATCGACTAATAGCGCTATCCATTGACTTCTTCATAACATCAAATGCCGCACTTGCAACTTTAACCAAACCCATTGCTGAGACTAACTTACCTATGCCAGCTGATGCTTTCCCACCAGATCCTTCAACTTCTCTTAAGCGTTGATTTACACCATCAACTTCTCGATCGTTAACATCAACATCTATGATTATTCTTCCGTCTGCCATTATTCTTCTTCACCATCTTCCACGATTTGACCTGGTAACGCATAATAATTTTTAAGCTTGATTAGTTGCGCTCTTTCTTTTGAACTACCTTTTCCGCTTGGCAATTCTCGTTGTCGTATATCAATGACCTCTTTGAATTTGGTATTATCAGGTAATCCGGATAAGTATGCTCTGAACTTTGACCAATGCAATTTTCCTTGTACTTCTATCAAATCAATATCATAGGTTTGTTTGAAAGAAGAAAAAATATATTCTGCATCATACTTCAATGAATATATTTCATCTTCAACAGGCACTGGCATTGGGTCACCGTTTCTATCTGTTTCTATTTCTATCCCGTCATTAGTAGAAATGAAGTTCTCAATCAGTTGATTAAAAATTTCGTACTGAGTTTCAGTATCGTAATTTAAAGCTTTGCCTAACAGTATTTCTACACCTGAGAGAACCTTCTCCTCGCTACTAAAATCTTCATCTTCTAACATATCCATAAATCGTAATATGTTATCAAATGCCATGTTTACTTTGTAGGTTTTGTTATCTATCTCAACCGAATCATCTAATCCATATGCTAATGAGAACAATAGCTATCACCTACTTTTTTAGATATTTAGCGGTCTTTGCTTTCTTCTTAACTTGAGTTAATTCTGCAAGTTCTTCAAACAGGCAATTTGTAAGTTCAATGTAATACCCTGTTAAAGCGTATAATGATGGGGTAATATTAAATATTTTTTCAAAAGCGCCTTCGCCTAAGTTAGAATCAAATGCACGTTTAATAATTTCCTTTGATTCAGCATCAGCTAGCTCTTCATCCTCATCCTTTTTTAACTTTTCTTGCAACTCAATAAACTCATTCTTCATTGATAAATAACTTTTACGAAATTTTTTTACGTTTTCGTCAGTAGCATCAAAAGAAAACTCTAATTCTCCAATTTTTATTGGAATTACTGTATTTTTAGTTTGAATTTTAATAGCCATTCTTATTCCTCCTCAAATTTAAAAGCGACAAACGATTGTCTGCCGCTAAATTGCAATATAAAATCCCCTATTCACCTTTTACCCAAGTTAAATCGACAGTTTTATCTGTTTGTGTTGGGCTAGTCAGATTTTGGGGAGTCTTAGGGTAAATCAGTTCGTTCAGGTTTTTGATTGTATGAAATTGTGCAGCTAAAGTCTTCATATGCTGTAGCATCGCCACTACCTGCAATAATTTCTGACACTGTAGCTACTCCAACCCATTCTTTAGTCAAATCAGCTGATACAATTCTGTGCCAAACTAACCGAGACTCGCCATCTTCAAACTCCATATCAGCAATCATTGCTTGAGCTTCATCTTCCGGATCATAGTTACCAGTAACTTCATAGCTTGGTGCTACACCAGTTACAGTAGTCGTATTGGTTCCATCTCCGTCATAAAAACCAGTATCATCAGTTTGGTCATTAGGTGATTTACTAATGTTAGAAATCCACTTAGCAAGTTCTTTATAATCAGCTGTTTCAGGTTTTGCTGCTAAAGTTGTGTAAGGTGCAATAAAATGACCTCGTAGCGCATTCTTTTTTCTCATATTCTTTTTTCCTCCTTGTAAATAGTTAATTTTGGTTGGATAGTTAGCCTATAAAAAAAGAACCCTGATTCGTCTTGACCGACAAAATAGGATTCACTAACTATTGAAATGCTTTGAAAGTCGTAACTTCCGTTCGTAGATGGAATGTCAATGATATCTTCTAAATGTTGAGCTATTGTATCTAAAGAAGTAATTGCTGTTTCTTGGTCTTTAGTTTTAACACTAAACTCGTAATTTAACTGCTTATCTTTCACTCCATCGTAAAACTCTTGAATAGTACGGCCGCCTGGTAATGCATAAAGAGCAATAGAATCCTCTCTATCTAAATTCCCTACATAGTTCGACAAGTCTAACGATAAGCTTTCAATATTTTCAGATAAGCGATAAACGAAATCTAAAGTCATAATCCAGCTCCTTCCGTAAATGCTCTAACCCAACTGTTCATGAATAATGATTTAGCTTTTAGATCCCAACGTGAACCAGTCCCTGGCGTCGTATAGTTTTTAAACGTGACTTTACCATTTGTTCCATAAAATTGAGGTTTAGCATATGGGGTATTCCATTCTAGGTTGTCACCTTGATTAGTGACATTTCCTGTTTGTCTCATTATATAATTATCAGCTGGTATAAACGGTGTCATATCAGCTAACATTTGATTAGCTAAAGCGTATTTGCCGCGATCCATTGCTCTTCTATCTAATCGCGAATAAACTCCACTAAATTCAACTCTAACACCCATTACAGCACCTCTAATTCATAAGACCATAGAACTTTAGAATCTGGTTCGTAATTTGGAATGACTTTTTTTATAACTCGATCTCTACCATCATACTTTACTTTTGATTGTTCTTTGAATTCAACAAATGGTGTTGTGTCAGAAGCAAAACAAAATATAACTCCATCAGCTAAAACTTTAGTTTCTTTGCTGTCTCGGCTAAACACAACATTCCTATCAATTCTTACATTTTCAATAATCTCGGAAGATTTATAAATAGGTTTTTGCATCGTATCGTTCTTGATAAATTCGAAATATTCAAAGCTATCAATTAACCAACTTGGATCAACATTAAGCGCCATTGCCAACACCTCTATTCAACAGTCCTGTGCCTTCCAAATAAAGATAAACATCATCAGAAAGAATAGATTTGCTTTCATTTTTACCAGTAGCGCTAAATTTAGATGTTTGAGATACCGAGACACGCCCTATTTGTTGATTCTGTGGAGCACTATTCAAACCTTCTGTGCTAGTTTGTCCAGTGTTAACGAAATAATCAATTTGGCAAGCTACAGCCTGCTTAAATTGATTTCTACGCCAATCGTTGTCTTCTTCTAAACTATTCCATACATAAAAATGACGAGTGATGTTATTTAAAACAGCACTCGCCTTTAATAATAGTTTATCGAATTTTGTGACGTCTTCAATAGTAGTGAATGGTAATTCGTTATACTCTTCTTTAGTTAAATATACCATTTATATCACCTTTTCTAGGGTTCTGTAGGAGCTGCTTTAGTCTTTTGTTTGAACTCTGGTGTCCATTGTGACTTAGCCTCTCCATTTACAGCTCTTACTCGGTACGTATACTCCGTATCAGCTGTTAGCCCTGTATCTTTATACGTTAAACCAACATTACCTTCTTTTACAATTGTTCCATTTCGCTCAATATCGTATGCTTCAGCCATGTTATTTCTCCTTCCTAATTCATTTAAAAGTTATTCCCCTATTCACCAACTAACCAAGCCAAATCAATAACTGTTTGAGCTTGGCTTGGGCTAGTCAGATTTTGGGGAGTCTTAGGGTGTAGTAGTTTTTGTTACTTTTACTACAGCTGGTTTGTTATCATCTAAAATGAATTCACCTGCTTTCCCTGCTCCTTGTAGTGCGAGACCATCGAAATCTTCAGACTCAATTGTACGAGCTGTATTAATGCCAGTGAAAGCTTTACCTACACCTTGAATATAAATGTATGCAATTTCACCATCTTGGAATAAGTCATCTGGAGTTTCGTTGATAACAAATCCTTTAAAACGTAAAATACCATTTTCGTCAATATTTGCTGTAGAGTTTTTTCCAGTTGTAGTTAACGGGTGATCTACAATAGCGTTGTATAAATCTGAATTAACATTAGCTACTTTAACACCAACAGCCTGAATATTTATATAATGTTTAGATAGTTTGTTAAACAATGCTAAAACTTTGTCAGATGCATAGTCTGTTAGTGCTTCTGTTTGGCTTGCTACACTTGAAATGAATTTACTATGCTGACCGTTAAATGTTTGGGTCTTAGCTTGTGCCTGTAAATCTAAACGATCTGCAACAGCCGCTGATAAATCATTGTTTACTGTAAAACGGTCAATTCCTTCATGAAATGTCCATCTCCATGTGTAATCAACATCAGTATCGTTATAGATGATTTCTTTACGTTCTCCAAAACGGTTTGAGTTGCTTGTTCCAGCTCCGAAGGCTACATCAGCATCTGTAATGTAGTTTTGTCCAACAACTACAGGGATATCGCTTGTCTTAACAGAGAAAGCTGTTTTATTATGTTGAACTCCATCTAATGCTTCAATTCCACCGCCAAAGAAATCGGCAAAAAATGCTTGCTTTTTAAATACTGCCTGCAGTAATCCTTTAAATTGTTTTTGATAGGTGCGTGCTGCTAATTCTTGATTTTTTGTTGTCATGTGTCATTCTCCTTTTTATTGGTATTTAGCCATCTTGGCTTCAAACGGATCTAACTCTTTACCACTAGTTGCATTAAGATTTCCAGTGGTTACAATTTGTGGCGTTGGTGTTACTTCATCTTCTTGCTTAAATAAGAACGCTTTGTTTTCTTTAATTTGTTCTAGTTGCTCTTTCAAACCTTGTACACCTTCATCAGTAACTTTGATAGTGTCTTTATCCAGCAAACCGATAACTAAAGAATCATCTAGCGCATTCGCTTCTCTCAATGCTGACTGGATAGCATAACTTTTATCTTTATCAGCCATAGCAGCGATAGAGTTCTTTTCGCTTTCATCAAACTTTGTCTGCAACTCAGTAAGTTGTTGAGTCAACTCTGTGTTGTCCTTTGCAGATTCTTTTAATGTGTTTAATTCAGCTTGATTTGAAGTTAACTGTTCTTCTAACTGTTCTTTCTGCTGTTTCAATTTCGTATAACGATCATCAAGCTTTTCTTCGCTTGCTAGGTAATATTTTTCTGCCGGCATACCTTCAACAATTGTAGAAGCCTGTTCTTCTGTAATACCTTTTGAAACTAAATACTCTTTAAACTCCATTTTTTCTTCCTCCTATACGCTTTTTACGTGGTTGCATCACCTAGTTCAAGTTTTAGTTAATGTCCACAACTTTGTAACGGACAAAATAAAAAGCCCTACTATTTAGGACTTGCCTTTTGTTAATATTTCAGTTGGTGTGTACATTTTCTCACGTTTATAGTTTCTACTTAACCAATCAGCATCACCTAATAGCTCTCTCATTTGGCCTTGTTGCTTTTTAAGAAGCTCTTTATACTTTGGTAAGTTATCAGAGTTCAAAGCTTCTAAAATGGCTATATTTTTCTTTGTTTTCACAATTTTCCTCTCTATATCCCGTTGTTTTGTTCTGACAATCGAACGTTCAATAGCTTGTTTAGGATTAATTTGAGGTTGATTATTAGTACTTACTCCTGGAATAAAAGGAAAGATTGAGTGTCTGCAATTTATCCCTAATGTTCCACCAGGTTTCCCATAACCAAATTCATAGATACTTGGATATTCACTATCATTTTGACTAATAGGGCGCATATCTAGCACCTTGCCTTGACAAAATGCACAACGAGCTGCCGAATCATAAACAGTACTCATAATCACTGTGTTTATTCCATATTCTGCCATGCGAGAAGTTCTAAGTTCGTTGTATGTTCTGTTTAAAGTAGAGCGCATAACTGTGTCTACATATCTTTCAAGACTCCAAGTGTGGCCGCCCTTATCAATGAAATTACTTTCTACACCTTTTTTTGCCCATTGCATGACACTCTGTTCAATCGCCTTATCCAACGTGATAGTTCCAGTAATGAATTTACCAGCAACTTCATTTATAATGTTCTCGTACATTTTAGAGACATAACCTTGTCCATACTGAGTTGAAACTAAAGTCTGATTTACAAAGTTATCTAGTTCAAGGAACGTTTGCTTTGTTATAGATTCCATAATCGAATCTATATTCGTTGGTAACGGCTTAATCTCATAGTGTCCTTTTAATTCTTTATCAATATCACCAATAGTCTGATAACCTGCATCGTGAATCTTAGATTCTATATCTTCAGCAGCAAGACCCGAAACCTTAGCCAACTCTTTAATGGTTTGTTTGTTTAGCATTTGCAACTGATTCATCTTATCTAGTCGCCAATCGCTAATATTAGGCTCGCCACTCGTCTTTAATTGTTTAGCTATCTGCTTGAATATCTCTAGCTCTAACGCTCGGTATAGGTTAACTGTTCGACTTACAGCAAAGTCCATTTGATATGGTGTGATTCGTGACATATCTTACACTTCCTCGGGTCCTAACATGCTTACAGCGGCTATTGTTTCAGCATGATCCGGATTACTTTGAAGTTCTTCTTCGCTAATTCGTTTAGACCACTCTATCGCTGTTTCTTCAGGTATTTTAAATAGACGTTGCATAATTTCGATATCCGGCATAAACTTAGAGCTTTTAACCTTTGAGTAGTAGTCTAACTGCTGGTTTTTGTCTACGAAAATTCCATCATCAAAATCAATACCTATTTCTTCAAATGTTGGTATCTCTCCATCATATAAAGGCTTACCATCTTTACCAATAGTTTTACTAGCTAGCTCAAAGACACTAACAATCAACTCTTTAATGAATTTTTCAACTTCTATGATATGCGAGTTACGAGTTCTATAAGTCATCGAGTTCTCGCTTACTACTTCAGTAGCTGTTTTAACAGATGCGCCATCAAAACTAAATGTTCCTACAGATAACTTAGTTTGCATTTCTAACGTCTTAAAGAATTGATTAATGGCTCCAACGTATGATTCTGTTCTAATGTCATGAGTGATATCTTTAATACTCATATCATCTTGGTCTACCTTCAACCCTACAAATACATTTGTTTTATCATCAAATGTATTTGTAGGTCGTCCTCCTAATTCATTAACCGATGTATTGAGGAAATGATCGCTCACAATAACCTTACGTTGCCCCATTTGAATCTCCCAGTTAAATTGGTCGAACGTATCATTGATTTGTTTAAGCGTGCTCTTACAATTGTCGCAAACTCCTAAGCCTAATGGTGAATATGGGTTAATATTGTTAAACCCAGCTGGCTTTAGATAAGCAAATTGAGGTCTTGATAAATCTTTAAATTCAGATTGTTTTGGTAAATCAGGGTAGATATCTTTCAACGAAACTTTAACGCCTACTTCATTTTGCTGTTCAGAACGATAAAGTTCATTTGTAATAGTGTAAACTCCGTCGTTACGCCACTCATGAAATTCTAGCAAAGTATAATAGTAAGTTTTATCCCCTTCAGTCTTACTCGTTTTAGTCGCAAGGGCACATTCACTAATATTATTAGTATTGCTTCTCAATGGATAAAATGCAGGCGCTTGCCCCCAAGAAAACTCTATTTCATAATTACTTGTATCAACATAAGGCCTTGCTACTAGCCCACCACTTGCAAGCATCGGCTCTAAATACTTAGAAAAATTCTTTTTAAAGTCGTTATGTTCCATTACATGTTGAATAAAGATATCCGCTTTTGATTCTTCCTCTATCTCTTTTCCATCAACTATTTTCTTCTTACCTGCAACGGTGATTTCGCACTGTTCGTTAAATATTAGGGATGCTATAGTCTCTGTTACAATTTTAATCATATTAAGAGTGATATAATCTCTTTCCACAACCTCTTTGTTACTGTTAAGATAGCTAATCTTGTCATATTTTCCACTATACAATCGCATGCTGTCTTCTATCCGCCTATATTCTTCTGGATCAGCACTAATTTTGGGATGGTCTGTGATAAGTTGTAGTTTTTCTATCATTCCTATTGCTGCACCTCCTTTGTAAAACCAATTCTTAACCGTTTGTACTAATCCCACACGTAATCACCTACACTTTCAGCTTAAAATCTCTTGCATTGTCAACAACTAAATATTGGAATGCATCACATGTATGGTCATCATCTTTAACTACTTTTGGATCATCAGAATGAATTGTTTTTTCATCCCACTGATATTTTTTATGCTCTTCAATGAATATCTTATTGTTTTCTGTATCCATATAAAAAAACCTACCCTGTGCGAGTAAGTCTTGGACGTAATCTATCATAGTTACTTTTTTCTTTTTAGCTACTGGATGAATCCTTTGATTGTAGTCTTTAAAGTATTGGTTCCTTAAAGCTGCTTCAGCACTATCAATTGTTCTGTTCCTTATCGTTGCTCCATGCCAACGAGCATCACTTGCTGTTTTCTTTACGAACTCATAAAGTGCCTTAGACAACTCGCTAGGCGCTTTTTTTACCACTTGCCCTGCAGGTGAATAGTAATAAGTATCAAGTAAAATGATATTTCCTTTTGCAGTTAACCCTACACATAAATGCGTAGTCGCTGACTGAGCATGACCTCCATCAGTCCCATAATACAAAGCTATGATCCTATCATCACTAGGTAACGTTTCTAGTTTATTAAACAAATTCATGTTATAAACATTAGTCCCAAGCCCTACAGGCTCACCTAGATACAAATAACGATAATAGTCATAGTCGTTTTCTTTAATGCGGTTAATCATGTCTAGCATCTGTTTGGTGACGAATCCTAACTTATCATTCAAGTAACTTGATTCATGAACTAGATAGGCTGGATCACTTCTTTTCTCGTCCGCCCACTCATTTATCCATGCATATGGATTCCTGGGAGGGTTATAGGACCAGTAAAACCTTACAAATTTTGCATCAGCATGTTGTTGCCGCATAAAAGTAATGTTTGTTTGGTCAAACTCTTCAGCATCTTTAAACTCAGCCGCTTCTTCATACCAAACAGCGATAATATCATCAATATCATTTGATTTAAGCTTCTGAAAGTCATCTTGACCATAGAAGTAAAAGGTTGAGCCAGTTTTCTTATGAGTAATCTTAAACGGGCTAACAGTAGTATCAAACTTAGTTAGCAGGAAGAACTTCTTTAAGGCCCATTGAATTTTATTAAATACAGAATCTCGTATCGTATTCCCAACTTTACGAATTACTACTATATTAGCTTTCTTACCTCTAATTAAATAAGGGATAAGCAACGATACTAGTAATAAGGCGATAACTGACGATTTAAAAGAATTCCGTCCACCTTTCAGAATGTTAAAAGCTTTTTTACCTTTCCAAACGTCCTTAAAATGAGGGTTGACTTCTTTTTCAATATTAATTTGTTTCTTAGTCATCACGATCACCCCAAGGGTCAACAACTGTGATAGTTTCGTTTTCTGTTTCTCCACTATCTTTAAGATACTTCATAAGCTCAGACATGGCTTTCTGTTTGTCATACAACTTAACAGACACGCCATCCTTACCCTTTTTAACTTCTTGTATAAGAGTTCCGTCAACTTCATTAGAGCTTTTCAACCTTACAAAAGATACAGGTCTTTCTTGTCCGTCCTCAAACTCAACTAGCTCTTGTCCAAACTCTGTAAAGTCCGTCATATCAGTAAATGACTGTTTAACATATTCTTTCATCAAATCTTGCACACTAACAAATAGGTCTTGTTGCAAATCTGCTTTAAGCCTGTGCAACTCTTGTTTAATACTAGTATTTACTAACAGTCTGCTTCCACTTGCGTTAGCTGTCTTGTATTCGCATTGGTAAGCTTGTTGATAAGCCTTAGTTGCATTAAAGTGTTGTAAATAGAATAAGCAGAACATCTTTTGCTGTTCCGTTAGGTTCTTATTCTCTATTACAGGTTTCACTTCTTTCTTGGTTGCAACCTTTTTCTTTTTGTGTGCAACCTTTTCTTCAGGAGGTGCACCCCATTTGCGAGACTTCCATGATTTCACTGTATTAATAGAGACTTCATACTTTTCAGCTATTTCTTTATACTTCATTCCTGCTTGATAATCTTCATATGCTAATTCCCAGTTCTTCACTTCATCTCACCACCTCCTAATTTTATGTATAAAAAAAGACACTCGATTGAGTGCCATTGTTAGTTAACTTCCCATTCTTCAATAGTGTAGACGTCCGAATTATGATTTGTTCCAGGACGACTGTACTCTTTACCTTCCATCACTGTGTACCCTTTTCTTGCAACAAAACCAATCGCCTCTTCTTTATCCTTAAATACCCCTTCATTCCAGCAACCGTAATCTGAATATTCTCCCATTTCATGTACTACAACATAGATCATATGGTATCACTCCTCTGTTAACTCATAAGTCAGTTCAAATATATCAGGCTTGCATGGATAGAACTCTCCTTGTACGCCTTGGATGATGAAATCACCATCAGAAACTATCATATCGCCTTCTAAGGTTTTAATTACAGGTTGATACTTGAAAAATTTCCCTAATGAACTCTCACCTTCAAAATCGGTTTGAGTCTCAACCATAGGATATGCATTTTTTCGTTCGTATATCCATTTCTCTAAATTAAATCTAACTGCCTCAATCACTACTGGTTTCTTTCTGTACTTTGCCATTGCTATCACTCCTTTATATTTTAATTCTGCAACCGACAT